CTTTTGATAGATAGCTGAAGCCATGATTTTGTATACATCTTCGCCTTTCTCAAATGCGTCTACTAAGTCGTTCTGTCCTGCCAGCCATGCAACAATACGAGCCTCAATCTGCGAGGAGTCGCAGTCGATAATTACATATCTTTCCGGAGGAGTAATAGCCCTTTTTAGCTTGCCACCGTTCTGACCACGACTAGGTAAGTTCTGCAAGTTAATCTTATCGTCACCGCCCCACCTACCAGTATGAGCCGCATAGTATTTAATTGGTACTGGGAGTTTGCCACGTTTGGCTATGTCGATGAAGCGTTGTGTCCGCGTCTCTTCAAGTGTAGATTTGTTTCCCAACCGAGCGGCGACCAATGCTTGAACCCGAACATCAGGAAAAGAAGCCAGTTCTTTAAAGCCTTCGTCAGTCTTTGCGAAAGCCCAAGCAGTCTTGCCTGTTTTCAAAGATGTTTTAGTTGGTGGTTCAACCGCCAGGGACTTTAGTATCTCCGCAAACTTATCGTTTGACATGAGTGTATCTTTGTCAGCCAAGCACGCTTCGAGTAACTTCTCTTTGCGTTCCTTAGTATCTTCTAGGTGTTGCTCAAGTAGGGGGAGATTTAGTTCGAGGATAGGGTCAGTAAACATCTTTAGAGTGATGTCTATGACTTTGAGTTCCTTCTCAGGAAAGCCCTCTTCCAGTAGGCGATTGAACAGCGCCCAAGTTAAGTTCACGTCGTTCTTACAATACTCGCCGTATTGTGCTAGGTCTGCTGGTGCAAAGTCTTCTCTATGCTTTTCTAGGGCATCCAGTACTTCTGTACCCTTCCGACCCAGTTGATACCGTTCAACCAAAGCTGAAAGACTGCCACCTGCATCCACTCCATGAAGCGCCCTAGCCATGCACAAAGTATCGAGAATCGCTTTAGGATTGATGCCAAAAACCCAGCTAAGAATAGCCCCATCAAAAGAGGCATTGTGAGCAAGCAGAGCAGAGTTACTCCAGTTATATGAATGAAGAAAGTTGCTAATTTCTTTTTGAGTTCCTGTGAACCATTTTGTTTCGCCTTCGTTTTCTTTGACTGCGACTCCAATGACTTCAAACCTATCATTACGGATATATTCTTCGGTAGTGAGTTTCGTGAGCGAGAAGTCTTTTGCATAGTAGGTTTCAAAATCCAATGTGATTATGTTCATGTGTAATTAAATAATTTTCCGAATAAGGTTTTGTGTTTCTTTACGGGTGTTGTTTGTAAATTTTTTAAAGCTTTTTGATGTAGTAGTTCATGTAGTTGATTGTTTTGTGCCTGTACGAGCGGGTCTAAAGGTTCTCGGCTTTCCCAAACCAAACCTGTTCCGTTTGTAGTTAAAGTAAGTCCCCCATTGTGAACAGCATTAACATTACCTATTGAAGACCCCACTCGGGTCGCTCCACCCAAAGGCGTACCTTTCCCTTGTGCGGTAAACCACTTTCCCAAGTCGTCATCCTCCTGCGGAGCAAGAAGTTCTTTCATAACTCTTTCGGTAAAGCGTTGTTGCATAAGTCCGTTTAGGGAATCTTCAAGAGCCTTAGCATCTTCCTCACTTAAAAACATCTTGTGGGATTGAATTAAATGACTCCACTTACTTCCCTCTGTAAACTCTTCGGGATGGGTTTTGATTCTCTCTATAAGAATCTTTACACCTTCGTTCATGATAGCTTCTCCAGTTTGTCAGCAATCTTACTAAACTTCTCACCGAGATGCACGTATTTAGTTCGCCCATCTTCTTTACTTTCTTCAAGCCTTAGAATCTTTGCTGGTACTAGCTTATGTTTGATGCGTCTATGCACGTTGGCTTGTGATGCAATATCTGCACACTCATTTACTAACTGTCCAACCGTAGTCCATTGACCTACCTTTACTAAGTGGATAATCATTATGTCTAGGGTATCTATTCCAACCGCATACATAGATACCACCGCTTTACCTAATGTATCAAACTTCATTTCTTCTTCCTATACCTAATTGGTTTTGTATAAACTTCGTGTACTTCTATCTTGCCTTCTTCTAGCAACTCGTATAGATACTTCCTTACCATCTGATACTGGATATCCATATACTTAGTAACTTCTTTTATAGTTCGTGGATTACCATCTAGGTGGTGCATTACCTGCGCCAAACGAAATGCCCTATTGCGTCTCATCACACCGTTCTACTAAAGCCGCATAGCCACAAATATCTACCAAGTTATCTCGATGGTCAGGGTCATTAGCAAACCTAGCTACCTTAACCAACATCATCAAAGCCGCAACATCTTTAGGAGATACGCTTACTTCTCCCCTTGCATCTAAATACGCTTGCCACATGACTGCAATAGTTTTAAGGTTCTTACTAGGATGTCCGTAAGTCTTTTCCCTATCGCCATAGATGATTGCGTTGGCTTCTTTTAGTACGTTCATCTCAGCCATTAACATCTCCCATCTAGGTCTACTGCTACTGCCCTATGCACTTGATTAACTACTGCCAGTACATAACCAATATCTTTAGGACTTAACTGCCCTAACAGATGGATGATTTTCATTACCGCAACATCATTGTCTAGTGTTGTCGGGGGTATCAAGGTCTCTATCATTTAATTAACTCCAGCTTTGCACATACATAACCCGAGGTAAGTTCGACTACATAACCGCCTTTACTACGGCACTCCTCCCATTTACCATTGGCATGAAACGCTAGCCAAAGTAATCCACCTAATAGAGCGGCAAAAACACCGATCACTATCCTATCCATCATTTTCCCTCCCAATAAATACGTTGTTCTTCAATCTCTTTGGCTCTTTGTTTACGTACTCTACCTATCTCGTGCAAGATAAATAAGAAGCAAACTAATCCCCAAACAAGCCAAAATACCCATGAAGCATCTCCGTAATATAAAAAGTAAGCCGTTAGTAATGCAGTCATTTCACCTTGCATCATCTTCTCCTGTATCTACCATCCCTGCGAATGGGATAGGTTCTATCTTAGGTTGTGGTTTAGTAGACTTCGCACCAAATATAGTTTCAAAGTTCTTGTCAAACACTTCCATAGGGACCCCTAAAGGTCTAGGTGCATCTCCCTTACCGCCGTCATGTTCACTCATTCTCATCCTCTTGCACAGGTGTAACCTCTTTAACAGGGTTTGTTTGTTGGAACATATGAGTTAGGTTATCAATGTATTCTTTCTGAGTAAGTCCTACGCTATGCGCTAAAGATGTTGACATAATAGATGCCGTGTTAAGTGCATCCAACATACCGCACCCAGCTTCAGAAAACGTCTTGTCCATCAATGCAATTAACTCTCTAATTTTTGTTTCGTTCATGCTATTCCCTATATGAGGTTAGTAAATCAAAATAAATTCCTGCTTTTCTTGGTACATCATCCCGCTTTAACTGCTCCAACATACTTCTAAACATTTCGATACCGCCTTCGTCTACTAATACCGAGAACCCGCCCACCGCCATAATGTCGTTAAGGTTCTTTTCTTGTAGTGCCGTTGGTCTGCCACCATTTGCTTTGCACTCGATACCGATAAACTTCCCTTGTAAGCAAGCGACAATGTCAGGCACACCTGACTTACCATAACCGCCAGTAGCGGGCATAAAATAGTAAGCACCGTTATCCTCCAATATCTTTTTAACTTTGTCTTTGACTTTCTTTTCAGGCGTTGTCATTTAGCACCCGATAGGTTTGAAGATTCCATCAACGGCAGTATCCCAACAGCACATACCACCACGACCATCAGGCTCACACTTGATAGCGGCATGGGCATTTAATAACACGACGGCTAGTGCTATACCTATAAACATATTTTTCATTTGGTTTTCCTTTTAGGTTTGACTGCTACGATTCCTTCTTCTACTTCGAGTTCTTTTGGTTTATTCCTTGCTTCTAACATCATGTCTGCTGTGCCGTAGGCAAGTTCCGCTATCTCTTCTTTGCAGTAATCACCATTCATAATCCACCCAGCCATCGCAAACATAGCAAAGCAATCTCGTAAGTCTTGTTCGTTCATGATTCTTTTATCTTTTCTATTGCGTGAAATTCTTCAAACACTTCAGGGTATCGGGACTGCAAAAAGAATCTAAATAGCTTTATGTTTTCTCCTACGTCTTCATCCCCAACCCACATAGTTTTAGTAGCAACCATAGGGGAATTAACTGTTACGCTTGTTGTTGTGCTTCCACCAAGAGTTATACCCCCATTCATATTTGCAGATATTGTTGTAGTAGCCCCTCCTATTGTTCCCGCCATATTATTTCCTCCTCTTAAACTAAATAACTCTTTACCGATAGACCCCAAAATAATGAACCCAAAAATAACTATCAATACGGCGAATATCTTATCCATAAGTTTCATTCCATTGTCTTGGGGATACTTGAACGTAATAAAGATTCTCACCTCGCCAATTACCCATGCCGTCTACATCCACACCCTTACCCGCAGTTCTAAGCAAGGCTATCTTGTCAGCAATAAAGTTAGGTAGTTCGCCATACTTGCATTGGTGATACTTGGGTTCAAACAACGTACCCGCCCTCATGTCTACCTGTGTAGAGATAGCAATTTTCCCATCCATAAACTCAACACGAACAGGCGCTGGTCTTTCTCTGAATTGGTCGAACAGATTATCAATGGCTTTACTGAAGCCTTCAGGGTCTCTCAAAATGGAGCCTCCTCAAAGTTATATGGTGCTGGTTTAGGTTTGCGAACGCACTTGAATGTCCAACCTGTGCGTTGCTCGGTTATATGTTTAGCTTCTTCTTGACGACCCACAATACGCATGACTTCTCCGTTCTCATCTTTGATAACGTAACTCATTACTCTTCCTTATTTTTAGGACTTATATAATTATTGTATTAGTTTGTTTTGGGTTTGTCAAATAAGAACGAAGTAGGTGTTTTCCCCAGCCCGATAACCGATCTCTGGAAGTAACTTGTCTTTCTCAACAAGTTTGAGAAGAGCGATATGGTTTCTGGTTCTCTCAGGTAGCGCCTCAACAGCGTCTAACTCCTGCGCTTCCAAAGCACGACCATTCGGGATAAGGATAGTCTTGTTGTCCCTAAACATAACCGTATCAAACTTAGGCTTAATTTCTGCCTTGCGTTGCATCTCTTCGTATGCCTCAATCCCTGCTGCCGCACTTTTAAATGCCTCGGTTTTGAATTGAACCCCAATAGATGTTAGGTATTTAATTTCTTCATAGATATCTGCAGGATTTATTCTGAATGGATACACCGCCTTACTATCTTCTTGCGCCCATCTTTCATGCGCTCTCTCTGCATCACGTCTACCTTTAGCAGATAACTCATGCCACTCGAATGGTTGCAACACTTCCATCGCAATCTTTACTGCCTTCTTCAAGTCCTTAGTTCTGCGTGACGAATGTTCATTACCCCAATGCCCGAATCTATCGTTCTGAATCTTGCGTGAAGTAATCTTGTATTCCTTATCGTTACGGCTACCATAAGTCCACTCGACAACACCAACCATATCTACTGACTCATCACCAATAAAGCGTGTGTCATGGAATCTTAACTGCCAAAACTCCTCGGGTTTATATGAGTGTGGAACGGCTGATACTGTCAGACAGTATCCTAACTTAGCGTGCTTTAGTTCTAACGCTTCGAGCATCTGAACCACAGGCTCAGACATCTTGGTCTTGTCTATATCATTTAGTTGTAGCATTTGTTTTCTCCTCGTCGTAAGATTTAATCCAAGCAAGAGCATCATTCAGTTCCCTAAACAACGGAGACTGCACACCCTTACCTTTCCATTGATAACTTAATTCGTCACTAATCAACCACCTATCACTGCCCCACTTCGCTACTCGTTCATGGACTTGTTCTAGGTTCATCGGTATCCTCCACTACGTCATAAATATCCCAATCGACTTCGATTGGCTCGTCTTCTACCTCTACCTCCCACATCTTTTCCCTTGCTTCTTCCCATGTATCGGCTTCAACATGGACTAGGAAATACTCCTTTCTAATAATCCAACCTTTCCATTTCTTCATATCACTCATCCTCCTCGTCAAATGCTTCAAATTCTAAATTCATAAATCCTACATCTAGACCCTCGTCTAAACACTCCTGATACGCTAACTGCTCCGCCTCTTCAATACTCTTTGCCTTAATACTTAAATTCCATGTACCCGTTGCCGTAACTGTGTAGTTTTTCATCACTCCCTCCTTAAAACATATTTAGAATTTCATCTACCTTAGACTTAACGCTGGTTCGGATAGCTTCACTCTCACGAATATCTGAGGCATCCACACCACTCAAGGCTTTCTCTAACTTCTGACGCATCTGTTCCATCTTCGGGTCATTAGTTATATTGAGGCTTGTTAGGAGAGAGCAGAGTTCGCTTGCGTTGGTAATAGTAGAATCCCAAAACTTCTTTTTATTCTCATCTGTGTAGTCCATACGGTCACTCAAATGAGTCAGGGTTTCATGCAACCTATCCCATGCGTCTTTCATAGCGTCAGCTAACTTAGACTCGTAGTAGTCTTTGTATTGCTGTTGTAGTTCGTTCTTAGCCTGTTCCTCAACATCTATTCTGAAATCACCCGCATCAGGCACAGGGCAGAACACATACTTGAATCTAAACTTGCCACGCAGTTCTTCGGCTGTGGGATATTCCCCTCGGTCAAACAAATCGCCAAGCGTAAACGCAGAAGATGATACCAGTTGCGGATACTCTACAAGAAAGTCCTCTACCGCTTGGTTGTATTGGTTCTCGAAGTTACCCAGCGTAGCCTTGTAATCAAAAAAGGATTTCATAGGTAGTAAGCGTGAGCCACCATCTGACCAAGGTAAAGTCTGTTGATAGTTCCAAGTCCGCACAGCAGTTGCAATCTTCTGCACTTTCTCTAGCTTGTCTGACCCAGCCAATAACTTCTTGTGATAATTACCAGCCCGAGCCTTGGTGCTTTTAGTTGCATCAATTTCTTCGGATACTTTCTTATCCATCTTGCGACCTGTCCACATAGAAATGTTTAGGTCTACTAACATAGCGTTGCTTCCAATCATTTTAATTCTCCCTCTAGGTTAAGCAGTTTGCACATTGACTGCGCTTCGTGCTTGGTTAAACTTCTACATACTAGGTTTGCGCCAGTAGGCATATTAGATAAATGACAGGGTTTATAAACATCTCTATAAACACCAGCCCACATCTCAGGTCGATGTATCACTACATCAGTTAGCCTAATAACACACCATTGACTACTATCTTCTACTGCTCTCTTCTCCCACCACTTCTTTCGTATCATCACTCCTCCATCGGAACAATCCTCATCTTTAACTTAATACTGTCTGACAGTATTTGGTCGCACATAACCTCCATAGCATTTGAATGGGTCATGGTCACACCTAACTGCGACTCCATCTTCTTCTTTGCATCTATAAACTTCTTCTTAGCTTCTGTCTTTAACATCAGCGTTTCAAATCCTCTAGCTATTGCCATGATTATTTCCTTCCATTAGTTTTTTAATTGCTTGTGCTTCTCTGTGTGTTGTGTGTTCTGATACAACCCTATACTTTTGTGTATGTTTATTCCACTTTAGTATTTGCCACCTACTTTTTGCTTTCATATGTATTGGCATATCAAACCTTTCTATATAACCCATCCCCTTTCTTAATATGTTTCCAGCCATAACATTTTTTGTATTTGCCATAGACTCAGCCAACATCTTTGTGTAATTCCTTGCGTATGCCATCAGCCCTCCATGATTTTTAAGATTGTATCTGCTTGTTGTTTAGTAAGGTAGTCACCGACAATATCCGCCGAGCCATTCCATCTCTGCACGATAATCCGATAACCACCTCGCCATACATCTACTATGTATCTGTCTTTCATATCGTAGTCGTCATAAGCTACCGCCTGACCCTCTCGTTTCATTGGTGCATCTGCGAAGTTTCCCATTAGTCTTGTATCCTCACGCTAACACCAACAGGCGCAACCACATGACTAGTCATGCCCCAAAACACAGGATGTTTCCAATCACCCCACCCATCTATATAGCCGTCAGTCAGCACGATTACACACTCAGGGTTTAGCTTGTGTTGCTCAATGTATTTAGGAATACACTTGGCGCTTGTGCCACCGCCACCCATAGGTTTAGTAGAGGACATGATTGCTTCATAGTCACCTCGGTCATACTTCTCATGAGCGCATACCTCTGTGTCCCAATACATCAGATCAATACCCTCGGGTTGCACATGGTTGCATACAGATAGAAGTTCGCCTAGGAATTGCCCGACCTCAGCCTGTCCGATAGAGCCTGACATATCAATCGCTACAACGATACGACCCACCGCCTCACCGATAGCACTTGGCATATAGACATTCTGATCTACCCACCTACGGTTTGGTCTGCGCCATGTAGAGTTATCCTTGTCGTTGCAGATAGAGTTCACAAAGTCAGCAAGTACCTCACGCCAGTTCACCTTAGCTTCCATAGCCTCAGTTATCTCTCGTGGGACATTACCGTTTAGCTTACCCGCCAGTAATGCGCCTTGTCTTAATGCTTGATCGACCTCTCGGGCAAGTGTTTGTTTCTCATCCTCCGACATTTCATCGGCACTTTCCCAATCGTGTTCGTCAAAGCCCTGCCCACCTTGCGATTCCTGATCGCCACTACCATCGCCTTTTCCACCCTTACCTCCTTGTTGTTGTTCGTCTTTGAGCATACGGAATACCTCACCCGCATCCATACCTCGATACTTCTCATCTAAGCAACCGCCCTCGGGTAGCGTCACATTATTACCTTGTGGGTCTGAGTCGTGAATCATTAAGTTAATAACGAAGTCACAAGCCATGTTCGCTAGCTGTGGGTTTTGTTTGTAAAGATGTTTCCATACAGTTGTATGACGGAAAGCCTTGTGTAGATTCTCGTGAAGTATCAAGCCCTTCAAGTCAGAGTCTTTCATGCCGTCTACAAACTTACGACCATAGTAAGTATTCTTACCATCTGTGCAAGCCGTTGGTATATCATCACTTACCTCAGTCTTACCGAGCATGAAGATACCCGAATACAAACAATACTTAGGGTCATTCATCAAAGCCACATGGGACTTCTGCACTCGTTGTTCTGCGCTTAGTCTTGCCATTTTGTTTTACCTACCTTTCTTAAGTTTGGTATGTGTTGTGGTTCTAGTGGGATATATACATTTTCTTGGCACGATACTTGTCGGCAATATATCTCTGACGCAAGTTCATCATTAAATACACACCGCCTACAATGGTCGTAGTCATCTTCGGGGTCAGCCACATATATCATTCCCTTTAGTTGTATCCATTTAAGTTTCATATATCCTCCGATACTGTCTGACAGTATTTAGAACAACCATTGGTTATCAGTAGCCCACTTCACAAACTCTTTGTTGCTTACTGCCATAGCTTGCTTGTTGCTAGACTTAACGATTGAACGGGCAAACAACGCTTGTAATTCCTTATCCAATCGGTCTGCATACTTGAGCCACTTGGGTAGGGTTTCCTTATCGACACGAGTAATAGCCGAGAACACCAAGATACATTTAGCTACCGCATCATCAGGGACTTTTGCGCTTGCTGGGGATTCACAGATAGCTTCCCATGTAGGTAGCTTATCCACCACAGTAAAGAACGCTTGCATATCACGAGCCGCAGATTCACCGATAGTGCCAGCCAATGCACTGATAGTCACGCTATCACCTAAGTCACCACGCTTTTTGGCAATATGACTAGCTTTCTCAAGTGAACGAGGAGTCACGAACGCTGACTGTCCAGCACGAGTTGGGTTAAAGATATATGGATTGTCTTTCTGAGCCGAGTCAGTATACGACTCGAGTGCATGGGGGAATTGTTTAACCCACGCAATAATCTCAGGCGCAATATCATTCTCAACAGCCCACGCACCCCAAGAGTCTGCATCTAGCGAGCCATCAGCACCGAACCCAGCATGAGGTTTACGCACAGTAACAAAACAAACACGATTACGAGCATGAGCCTCGAGGCTATCACCTACACCATCAGTTGCTAGATTAGTTGTACCGAACACAATCGAACCCTTGGGTAAATAGTCATCACCGATACGCTTTTCTAACATGAGAGTAAGCAAGACATTCTTAACCGCTTTCATAGCCTTACCAATCTCGTCGAGCATGACGATTACAGGTTTACCAGTGTGCATTTTGAATCTTGCGTTTGGCGCAAACTTGGTGACTTTAAGAGTTGATGCCAGTTTTTCTCGAACCACCTCCTCTGTATAAGGTAAAGCAAAGTCGCCTAGGTCTAATAAGGTGCAGTCAATGTAGGCTACCTCGTAGTCAGGATAGCGTTTAGCTACCGCCTTGAGCATAGAGGACTTACCAATCCCCGGCTCACCCTGACCAATGATAGTTACATCAGAGCCGACAGTTGCGATTGCATTTGCAAACTCGTTTAAAGATAAAGAACTTCCGAACTTGATACTCATATACTTCTCCTTGATTTAAAATTAAAAAACCAAATACTGTCTGACAGTATTTGGTACGACCCCACTAACTTCTACTACTTTTATAATTTATACTACTATTATAAACCTATACTACCTCTGTGTCAATACCCCGACTCACAAGCAGTTAGTTGCTACCACACCCAACGCTACCTCTTTTGTTGTATATACATCTGCTACTTGTTTGATAATGTAGTTGATGCGATTGTCCACAGTCTTATAGTCAAACTGTTCTTCTCTCACAACCATTTGTTCCATGCGCTTGTTGCCGTTGTAGTCGGTGCGTTCTACATCAACCGTTTTTATTGTGCGAGTTTCCTTAGCCTGACTACCCGCACAGATTATGCAAAGAAGTTTTGGATATAGCGTTTCATCTGCGTTGCACATAGCCTCATACAATTCCTTAGCAGTTGAGTTGCTTACTGAACCTGACAATCCCCATCTGTCATACTTATTGCCGTTTAACTCATAGCCCTTGCGACCATAGTAATCAGGCTGACCAGTTGCGTATTGTTCCACTAGGTCATTACTTAACCAACCATCAGCCAGTTTGAGCATGATCTTGGCATAGTCCCTAAAGCCCTTGAGTTTATCCCTCGCCGTTTTCATCTTGGTTCGGTCAATAACTTTTTGTTGCAGTTGAATAGGGTTCTCGATTGTGTAGGTGTCAGTCATGCGTGAGTAATTAAATACCGTTGCCTTCTTGCTGTCCATCACATACGAATGAGTCTTATATTCAACCCATATCTTGTTGTATTTCTTATAGCACCGCATATCTCGTGGTAGATACCGATTGATAAACTCTGCCGTTGTTGGGGTTTCGTAGCCGTCAGTCTTAATATGTAATGCACCATTAGCTAAATACAATACGCAGTCAGTACGGTATAGGTGTGCGCCGTATGCCTCGCCACCCTCTACATCAAGTGCGCCCTCCTCTACTACATAACGCTTGACGATTTGTTCCCAATCCCTGCGCCGTTGTGCGATTGGTCGTACCTCTGTTGCACGACCCCTGATAGGTTTCGTATTTAGATAGCGTTGTTTGAAGTGTTCGAATTTCTCTAAACTCATTTGATTCTCCTAAAGATGTTGTAATACTGTCTGACAGTATCGGGTTAATTAAACAGCCAATAAATAAAACAAAATGCACCACCTACAACTACACCTACCCATGCAAACCCAAGGAACGCACCAGCTAAAAACTCTAGGGCTTCTTCCCAGTCGGTCTTGCTTCGCCAAAACGCAGTAGCATAGTTAGCATCTCGGAACGCTTCACTTACACTTCTGTGGGTCTTGTTACTGTGGATATACTGAGCAGGGTCTGTTTCCCCCAAGTATTGCCACTTGGCAGTTTGCTTGCCTTTAGTTTTGTTCAGTCGTTTTGTCGCCATGTTTCTCTCCTATATATAGTTCGTTAATGTTCTGCTCGTAAGTCAGGTAGTCTTTCCAAGGTCGGCACTCCTCACCCCAAACATAAAACAACTCTGTCATTACTTCGCCCACCAGTACCCGCCTTGCCTCCGTCGAGTCCGCCTTTTGTAGCTTTAGCGATAACTCTAGTGGATCGTTGGGTTTGGGTCTTTTCAAGGGCTTGTCCGTCACAGTCTTGGGTTTGCCCATGCGATACTCGGTAACTCTAATCATTCAACTCCTCCTTTTCATACATCAGTTCATACTCGCTACTGTCTGACAGTATTTCCCCCTCGGTTGGTTTGATGGGCTTGGTATATCTTGGGTCGCTGAAGAAATTGTCAGGGTTGTAGCCCTTCTTGCGTAGTATCTTCCTAGCGTTTCGTAATGCGGACTCCTCGATTTGCCTTACCCTCTCCCTTGTGCAACCCATCACATCTGCTATCTGCTCAAGGGTCATTACAGGTTTAAAGAGCATGGGTTGTTTGCGTTGATAGCTAGTCATGTCGTTCTCTTTGGGTTGGTGGTTGCTAACTCTTTCGGGTTATGTATGTATTGATACGCACCCTTATTAAATGGAATGGCTACTGTGAACCCCTCTGCTACTGCCCGAGCCACATCAATACCGCACTCAATACAAAACTTGTAGCCCAACTCCCACCGAGCCATAGGGTACTCATCTCCACAACATCTGCATATATTCTTCATTTGTAATGCTCCTCTATCAATTTAAGGTTGTGCTTGGCAATCACTTGCCATAAGTCTTTGTTAATTAAACTTCTTTTATTCCACTCGGTACTGTCCGACAGTATTTCGTTGCAGTATCTCTCGATACCCATAAGCAAAAAAGCCTCACCCACGCTATCAGGGCTTAGCTTCTTAATTAGTGCTTTGTTGGTTTTGCGTGTCATGAAATGCTCCTTATATAGGCTTGCGCCTGTGCATATGTTCTAAAAAACTGGGCTGACCAAGGTTTTGGACTCCAACCCATTGTGCCCACCGAATTTACAGGTCTAACTACCCAACCTGTTCTAATCTGCTCCGCTACTAATCTCATGAGTTCTCTCCTAATATAAAACCATAAGTAAACGACGAAAACACCAGCCCGACCAATGCAAGGATAGGAATTTCTTGCCATACCCAACTGATACAGGCGCACATAATCGCCACGCATAAACTGATTGCACCAACAAAATAGATATTCATTTCAATAACTCCCAAATGGTATGGTTTAACGACACAAAAAAGATATAGGTGAAAACACCTACTAAAGACCACATTACTACCTTAGCTAGTTCAGCCATATACACCTCCTTTTAAAAAACACTCAGTCAGTCAGGCTATTTCTAACCTGACCTCAAAATGCTCTTTGTTTGTTTGCCCTCTGCTAGTTTCTCGCAGTTCTTGTTAGAGGTTAAGGGCATGGGTAGGGCATGGTGCGTGTGGTCAGGTTGGTTATGTCTTGAAGGCTCTGATACTGTCTGACAGTATTTCACCCAGCTATATAAATAGACACAACTTCACCCCACACCTTGCTACTACCGCAGAGATACTGCTCGCCTGACGATAACTAACCGCCCGCTTAAATGGGCTATCGAGGCTACGCCTACTCTGCACTCAGCATTGGTTTGGGGTCTGTATTCCCCCGCACCGCTAAGCATTTACCTAATTGTTAAAGAGCGATACTGTTTTGTAGTAGTTAATAACTTGTTGGAGAAGCTACCCTCTCGTTGCACCCTTGAACTTAATCGTGGTGTTTCCTGTTACTAAGATACTGTCTGACAGTATTTGGTTTTGATTGGGTTCGAACACGACCTTTTCTCGACCTTACCCCTCTATTATAGACCTATTATAAAGCTGTGTCAATAGGGTAGAACTCGGTTGGGGTTTGGAGTGTTTAAGTTAATAGTTGGTCGGTTTTAAGTTTGCAGTTGGTTTCTTTTGTAAAAACTGGTATCACATTTGTTCACTCCTCTTGTAATACTGTCTGACAGTATTTGGTTTACTCTGTTAAGTTAGGTAGGGCTTTGTTCACTCAAATGTTCATTTTGTTCAGTCATGTTCACTCATCAAGGAACAAGGTATTTTTTATTGGATTCAATGGGTTAGGTGATTTTAATATACCATGTTCACTCGTGAACAAAAGTATGACACCCTACGAAAGGGTCTTTCTGTCGTACTGTCTGACAGTATTACTTAACATTGTAAAGTGAGTTGAAATTTTTGGGAGTCATACATTTAAAAAATGAGTGAACAAGTGAACACTACTAATATTTATAATTAAATAAAGAAAGAAAGAGTATATAGAACAAGGAGTTGCGAGTGTTGCAACGCACAAAAAGTCTGTTCACTCACCAGTGAACATGAGTGAACACAGTGAACAAAGTTGATTCGGTACTGTCTGACAGTATTTTGCTTGCCTCGCCAACTTCGCCCGCACCCTCGCTGACCACGACATCACGCCCCTTCAAAAAGAAAAAGTAATATCAAAAAGAATTTAAAACCGTCGGCTTCGCCGACCTAGATGACACCAGTTCCCTAAAAAAGGGCGAAAAAAAACCCCGCCGAAGCGGGGCTGATACTGGGTGATTACTTGCTTTCACCCTCGAAGTCATCAAGAGCATCAATCAGATAAGACGCTAAGCTTGTAGTCTTATCATTCTCTTTAAACTTATTAAACATACTACGCAAACCCTTGACAATATCGTCAAGCTTTGCATCACCCTTAAACTTTACGCCCGTTGTAGGTGCTACCTTACCCTTACCAGCTTGTGAACCCTTGCTGGTTTTGGCGCGGTACGCGTTCATACTGAACGGCTTGTTTTCGTTGTAAGCTTTGCGGATCGCTGTCATGTAATTTTTAACAGTTTGCTCACTCAATACTTTGCCGTCTTTACCCTTTGATGCTTTCAAGGTTTCCTGAATACGAACCATGCGAGCATCACCGCTTTTAACTGTACCCAATTCAGTACCCTTGCTGGCGGTACGCAACTCTTTAATGCCGTTGTCGATAGTGGCTTGAATCGTTGCGCCAATCACAACATCTTTAGCAATTTGAATTGCGATTTGTTCTTGCTTTGTATATTTAACAGTCATTTTTAAAACTCCTAATAAGGATATCGTCGTAAGTCTTTATTGCCCCGAACCGATAACTCTATTGTGCCTACAACATAGCGCTATGTCAATAGCTATTTGATTTTCCCGTACTGTTTGACAGTATTTGGCGCACCGCCAGCCCTCGACCCCCACCCCCCACTTTTGGCGTTCATGGGACCCGCTCGCACCCTGTGCTGTATTTTGCTCAAACGATTATGTATTTTTAAAATTTGACCCCCCACCCCCTATAAAATTTCCGCTAAGATGTACTTAGGGTTTTCCCCTAGAACAGGCCCCCTTATGTTTTCGTGCAAATGACCCCGGGGGGTATATATTTTTTGAGTTCGTTTTGTGCGTAAAAACAACAGTAAGTGTGTCCTACAAGATCTTTACAATCCCAACCCAAATACTTTACAAAAACCAAAAAATTCTTTACAATTGCTGCATCGCAACATAACTTAAGGAGAACACCATGTTCGAATTTGAAAAGCACTATAAGGATTACCAGCAAGCAGTAGAGCGTGTAGTACAGGCTTATGAGTTTTGGTTCCATTCCATCATCTCAACCGCCAAGACGTACCTGAACCAAAAAACTAAGTAGTATCAAGGGGTTACGTAAAAAAAGTGCATGAAACTTTAATAAAACGTAACCTCAACCTATACCCATAGGTACCAAAACAACGCCCCATTTTCTACCTAAAGGTACTAAAATAAAAACCTAACTTCAGGGGGATAGAGATGGAGGCACCAAAATTCACAATAAAAAAAGTGGACATCAGAGTCCAAGCCAATCAAACCACACTACTTTTTCTACAAAGGAAGATACTTCCGGAGGATACGCCGTACAAACCGGATCGGGGCCATTGGTGGATTGCGTATGCGGAATGTGGAAAGCCTGTCGCTTTTGCGGGTATGGTGCGCTCGATGAGTTGGAACGATACAGGTTATTTATGTAGAGCCGGTGTGTTAGAAGGCTTTAACGGACATGGACTTCAAAAGCGTTTAATCAAGGTAAGACAAGTGCAAGCACGTAAGCTTGGATGGAATTGGTTAATTACTGACACTACAAATAATCCTGCATCATCAAACTCCTTGATTTCTTGTGGCTTTAAGATGTATACTCCAGCAAACCCGTGGTCTTTCAGAAATGCTTGTTATTGGAAATATAAGGTAAACCAAGATGCCGTTCAAAGACGAGAGCGTAAGAAAAAGCAAACACAAAGCGTACAGCCGTGAGCATTACCTAAAGAACAAAGACAAACAAATAAAAGCCAACAGCGAGTATAAGAAGAAGCGGCGCCAAGAATGGGCGGAATATAAAGCAACTCTCTCCTGTACCAAATGTGGGTTCTCACACCCAGCAGCAATAGACTTTCACCACGAAGACCCAAGCCTAAAAGAAGGCAACATTCACAGATACGTTGCTAATGGGCAGTTCAAAAAAGCATTTGAAGAAATTAAAAAGTGCGTAACGCTCTGCGCAAATTGTCACCGAATACATCACTACGACGAAAAAGTGTTACACTCCAGTCAATGACAAAACTATACGGGGCTTACGAATGCCTATAGTGATTGAGCCAGAATCTGGAATACCTTTTCCTTTTGATACAACCCCAGAGGAAATCGAACAGTTCAGAGACAGGGCTAAAGCTGCAGTAGAGACAATTAAAGAAATCGTTGCCCTTGGCGGCGAAGTAGAAATTACCGAAGACGACAGGGTCAAGGCCCGAGGTGCGGCAGCGAGCGACGCTCCACTCAGAGTCACGGAAAAGAATGCGGGAGCGCTAGTGCATTTAGAAGCGATACTCTCCGAATATGATAGGGACTTACTGAACGTCTCTAGTCGCCTCCGCTCCTATGTCACAAACAAACTCCTTCTTGAAACTATTGATGAAGATGCCCGCATACGCTTAAAGGCGTTAGAACTGCTGGGCAAAGTTGGTGGAGTCGGGTTGTTTACAGAGCGGGTAGAGGTTGATGTTAAGCACCGTAAAGTAGAAGATGTAGACGCAGAGTTAAGCACAATACTTGAGAAATACTTGGGTGACGTGGTTCCTGTCGAAGAAGATAATGAGTTAGACGAAGTAATAAAAGAGCGTAGCCTTTTAGAGATGAGCGACGAAGAGTTGGGTATCCCAGAAGAAGAAGAAGAACTGCTTGAGATAAACCCAGAAGATTTAGAAATTATTAAACCGGACGGTGAGGAATGATCTCCCCCGAAAAGCTAAAACTCCTGCAAGCAAACAAAGATAAGCTACCGCCAGAAGTGCGAGCCAAGATTGGTAAGCTTTTGGAAGAGCGTAGTGACATCACTGCACAAGAAGAAGCAAAAGACAACTTCATGACCTACGTAAACTACGTATGGCCTAATTTTATTCATGGTCGTCATCACGTCAAGATGGCACAAGCATTTGAAAGGGTAGCTCGTGGGGAATGTAAACGGCTTATTATTAATATGCCTCCTCGTCATACTAAGTCCGAATTCGCTTCTTACCTACTTCCGGCCTGGTTTTTGGGTAAATTCCCTAGTAAAAAGGTTATCCAAACGTCTCACACAGCTGAATTGGCGGTGGGTTTCGGGCGTAAAGTTAGAAATTTGGTGGACTCTGATGTCTATAAGGATATTTTTCCTGACGTTGCTCTACAATCCGACTCAAAGGCAGCAGGTCGTTGGGCTACTAATCGTGGTGGTGACTACTTCGCTATTGGTGTGGGGGGCGCTGTTACTGGTAAGGGAGCTGATCTTCTCATCATTGACGATCCCCATTCTGAGCAAGAGGCTACTATAGCCGAAACAAACCCAGAAGTCTACGATAAAACCCACGAATGGTACACATCAGGCCCTCGTCAGCGTCTACAACCGGGCGGAGCTATCGTAATTGTGATGACACGCTGGTCAAAACGGGATTTAACGGGTCAAGTTCTCAAATCTGCGGCTCAAAGAAGCGGAGAAGACTGGGAAGTTATTGAATTTCCTGCAATTTTGCCCTCTGGAAAGCCACTTTGGCCTGAATTTTGGTCAAAACTAGAGTTAGAAGCACTACATTCTGAACTTCCTAACGGAAAATGGATGGCGCAGTATATGCAGCAGCCAACCTCAGATGTAAACGCCATCATAAAACGTGAATGGTGGAGAGTTTGGGAGCATGAAGACCCACCTTACTGTGAATTTATTATCCAATCTTGGGATACAGCGTTTTTAAAGACAGAACGTAGCGATTACTCGGCGTGTACTACTTGGGGAGTGTTCTATGCTCCGGACGATACAGGTAAAGACCAAGCCAACATAATCTTGCTAAATGCGTTCAAACAGCGTATGGAGTTTCCAGAACTAAAGCAAAGAGCTAAACAAGAATACCAAGAATGGGAACCAGATGCACTCATCGTAGAAGCTAAAGCTTCGGGTGCTCCACTCGTATTTGAGCTAAGAGCTATGGGAATTCCGGTCCAAGAGTATACTCCTAGCAGAGGTAATGATAAAATCGCGAGATTAAATGCCGTTGCTGATATTTTTGCATCTGGTCACGTATGGGTACCTAATACGCATTGGGCAGAAGAATTAGTTGAGGAAGTGGCAAGTTTTCCTTCGGGGGAGCACGACGACTTGGTCGATAGTATGTCTCAAGCCTTACTACGTTATCGTAAGGGCGGGTTTATTAGACTGCAGTCCGACGAGGAAGATGAAGTTTTGGAATTTAAGTCTCGCAGGAACCGGGGCTACTACAACGTTTAGGAATAATTATGGCAATTGAAAAAGGTTTGTACGCAGCCCCACAGGGTTTAGAAGCTTTAGCTGCAGAGCAGCCAGACATTGAGATCGAGATTGAAGATCCAGAGGCTGTCAAAATTGGTATGGATGGTTTAGAAATTAGTCTTGAAAAAGAAGACAAAGAACCTTCCGACGAAGACTTCGATGCAAACCTAGCCGAGTACATGGACCAAGGTGAGTTAGCTTCAATTGTTGGAGACTTGCTTGGTGATTACGAGTCAGACGTTGCTAGTCGTAAAGATTGGATTCAAACCTATGTAGATGGTTTGGAGTTGTTGGGTATGAAGATTGAAGAGCGTATCGAGCCTTGGCCCGGTGCTTGTGGTGTGTATCACCCTATCCTATCCGAAGCATTAGTTAAGTTCCAGTCTGAAACAATGATGGCAACTTTCCCTGCGGCAGGTCCTGTTAAAACACAAATCATCGGTAAAGAAACTCCAGAGAAAAAAGAATCTGCTGAGCGTGTTCAAGATGATATGAACTACCAACTCACAGACCGTATGCAAGAATATCGTCCTGAGCATGAGCGTATGCTCTGGGGCTTGGGCCTAGCTGGTAATGCGTTTAAAAAGATTTATATTGACCCAGCATTAGACCGTCAAGTGTCTATGTTTGTACCGGCTGAAGACATTGTGGTACCATACGGCGCATCTAGCTTGGAATCAGCAGAGCGTATTACTCACGTAATGCGTAAAACAGAAAATGAACTACGTCGTTTGCAAGTTGCTGGTTTTTATTGCGATGTAGAGTTAGGTACACCAGACAACGTTCTGGATGAAGTAGAAAAGAAAATTGCCGAGAAACTCGGCTTTAGAGCCACAAGCGATGATCGCTATAAGGTTCTTGAGATGCACGTTAACTTGGACTTACCCGGTTACGAGCATAAGGATGAGGACGGGGAACCTACAGGCGTAGCTTTGCCATATGTAGTGACTATCGAAAAAGGTAGTATGACCGTTCTTGCAATTAGACGAAATTGGGATCCAGAAGATGAAACTCATCAAAAGCGTCAGCACTTTGTTCACTACGGCTATATTCCTGGCTTTGGCTTCTATTGCTTTGGTCTTATTCATCTTCTCGGTGCATTTGCTAAATCAGGCACTTCCATTCTCCGCCAACTCGTTGACGCAGGGTCGCTTTCAAACCTGCCAGGTGGCTTTAAGACCCGTGGATTGCGTGTTAAAGGCGACGACACCCCGATAGCCCCCGGTGAGTTCCGTGACGTAGATGTACCAAGCGGAACTATGAAAGACAACGTGATGACTCTCCCGTACAAAGAACCTTCATTGGTTCTTGCGGGTCTGTTAGATAAGATTATTGCTGAAGCTAAGGCATTCGCATCTGCTAGCGATATGCAGGTATCTGATATGAGCGCTAACGCTCCTGTTGGTACAACCTTGGCAATTTTAGAGCGCACGTTGAAAGTGATGTCTGCTATTCAAGCACGTATTCACTACTCAATGAAACAAGAGTTCAAACTCTTGAAGAAAATTATTGCGGAGTACACACCAGATGAGTATTCGTATGAACCCGTTGAAGGGTCGCCGAAGGCAAAGAAATCTGATTACGACAATTGCGAAGTCATTCCAGTTTCGGATCCCAATGCGGCAACGATGGCGCAAAAGATTGTCCAGTACCAAGCGGTACTTCAGTTGGCAGCACAAGCGCCACAACTTTACAACCTCCCACTCTTGCATCGCCAGATGCTCGACGTATTGGGGATTAAGAATGCGGCAAAACTCGTTCCGATGGAAGACGATCAGAAGCCACAAGATCCGATAACCGAGAACATGAATGTCCTAAAGGGCAAACCACTCAAGGCATTTATTGCACAAGACCACGAAGCGCATATCAAGTGTCACATGGCTGTTATGCACGACCCCAAGATCCAGTCTTTACTACAAGGCAACCCACAAGCTCAGATTATGCAAGCCGCACTCATGGCACATATCAACGAGCATTTAGGTTACGAGTATCGTAAACAGATGGAAGAAACAATCGGTGTACCTATTCCTTACAACGACAACCCAGATGAAGACTATGCATTACCACAAGAAGCAGAGTTACAAATCTCTCGCTTGGCTGCTGACGCATCTGTTAAGTTGCTTGGAATTAATAAGACGCAGCAAGCTGCTCAGGCAGCACAACAAGCGGCACAGGATCCGATTGTCCAGATGCAACAACAAGAGCTACAACTTAAGGCTCAAGAAATTGCAATCAAACAGAAGAAGCTTGCAGCAGATGCCGCAGCTAAAGCTGACCAAATTGAGATCGAGAAGCAAAGAATTGCAGCCCAAAAAGAAATTGCTGGTATGCAAGTTAGCGCTAAGAGTCAAAACGATAAAGCAACCCTCGCTGCTAAAACACGCTTAGAGGGTATGAAATTAGGTGTAGATATTGCAAAAACGAAAACGCAAGTCGACAACCAAAATAAGCAAGGAAACCAAAAGAAAGGTGAATAATGCTTGAAAAAGGACTGAATCATCTATTACGCCAAATAGATGAAAAGGTGGAGATTCTACAGGAATCCCTAGGAAAAGGCACAGCAACTGACTATGCCGATTACCAAAAGAAGTGTGGTGAGATACAAGGTCTGCTAACTGCACGTCTTAATATATTAGACCTAAGAAAAAACTTGGAACATTCGGACGATGAATAACGCCATAGATTTATCACAAGCAGTAGATTTAAGTGCAATCATGCACAAAGCAGCAGAAGACAAAGCAAAGCAACTCCCAGAACCATCGGGATACAGAATGTTATGCGCAATTCCGGAAGCAGAAAAAGAATTCGAAAGCGGCATAGCAAAAGCAGATGAAACCCTACGACATGATGAACTACTAACAACCGTGCTTTTTGTGGTTGCTATGGGTCCTGACTGTTATGCAGATAAAGACCGTTTTCCAACAGGTCCTTGGTGCAAGCAAGGCGATTTTATTCTGACCCGTCCCAACGCTGGTACACGACTGGTAATTCATGGTCGTGAATTCAGAATTATTAATGATGACTCCGTCGAGGCTGTAGTTCAAGATCCTCGTGGCATCTCACGTAAATTCATATAAGGAGTAGCTAATGGATAAAGAAGAATTTAAGTTTCCTGACGAGAAAGAACCCGATATTGCGGTTGAAATCGAAAAGGAACCAGAACTCGTAATTGAGATTGAAGACGATACCCCACCAAAGGATCGTAACCGCCAGCCGGTATCTGAAGAAGAAGTCAAAAAGCTAAAACTCGAAGCTGATGAATTAGATCAATATAGCGTAGAAGCCAAAGACAAGCTTATTAAGATGAAAAAGGTCTGGCATGATGAACGTCGTGCAAAAGAAGCTGCAGATAGAGAGCGTCAAGAAGCTATTCGTATAGCCCAAAAGCTAGCCGAAGAGAACAAACAACTCAAATCTAAACTTCACAGCGGCGAAGAAGAATATGTCGGTGTAGCCAAACAGTCAGCAGTTCAAGAGCTTGAGGCAGCTAAAAAAGAATATCGTGACGCTTATGACGCCGGTGATTCTGAAAAGCTAGTCGAAGCGCAGGAAAAGCTCACAATGGCTAAGATAAAGGTCGATAAATTGGAGAATTACAACCCAATTTACAAAAAACCTTTACAAGAGGAAGAAAATGAGGTACAAAGCTATCAACAGCAATCTGTTCCTCGGCCCGACAATAAAGCAGTCGACTGGCAACAAAGGAATGAGTGGTTTGGTCAAGACGAAGAAATGACCTCGCTTGCTCTTGGATTGCACGAGAAGTTAAAACGAAGCGGTGTACCTATCGGTTCGGATGAGTATTACGACACTATTGATAAAACAATGCGTCGCAGATTTCCGGAGAATTTTGAAGACGATCAAGAGCCGGAAGTTGAAAAGGTTAGGGCAGAAGAACCACAGAAAACTTCAAAACCTAAAGCAAGTACGGTTGTAGCGCCAGCATCGCGCAGTACTTCGCCTAAGAAAATTAGGTTGAGTAATACGCAAGTTGCCCTAGCTAAAAAACTAGGATTAACACCTGAGCAGTACGCCCGTGAACTTACAAAACTGGAGGCCCAGAATGGCTGAAGTAAAAAATAGACTTAAACGTGAGCTGGAAAGCCGTGAAACCCAAGAGCGCCCTAAACAGTGGGCACCCGCTGAGTTACTCCCCGAGCCTGACAAAGAGGCTGGCTTTGCTTATCGTTGGATTCGTGTCGCAACCCTAAATAGTGCTGATCCACGCAACTTGTCCGCTAAATTGCGAGAAGGTTGGGAGCCAGTAAGGATTGAAGAACAACCTAAATTTCAACTGTTAGTTGATCCCAATAGTCGTTATAAAGACAATATTGAGATTGGCGGATTATTGCTTTGCAAGACTCCAATTGAGTTCGTTGAGCAGCGTAATGACCATTATGCTAAGCAAACACAAGCTCAAACAGAGGCTGTAGACAATAATTTAATGCGTCAAAGTGACCCACGGATGCCAATCTTCCAAGAGCGGAAATCCTCAAGTTCCTTTGGCAAAGGTAATTAAATTTTAATCTTTAGGAGTATTTAAATGGCTTATCCAACCATCTCAGCTCCCTACGGCTTTAAAGCTTATAACCGTTTTGATGGCATTGCTTACGCAGGTGCGACTCTTCAGTTCCCACTTACAACAGGCACAGCAATCTTCAACGGCGATACAGTTAAATTAGTCGCAGGTGGCACAATCTCTCTGTCTGGTGCAACTACTTCAGGTACTATTATTGGTACTTTTGTTGGTTGTCAGTATGTCAATTCTTCTGGTCAAACAGTTGAAGCGCAATACTACCCAGGTACTGGCGTAACAAACCCAATCGGTTACATCGTAGTAGACCCAACAGCTGAATTTAAAGTTGCTGTGACAACTACAGGTAACACAAGCGTAGTAACAGGCGCTAATGCCTCTATCGTTGGTTGCAACGTAGCTCAAACTGCTTACACTGCTGGTTCTACAACCACTGGTGATTCAGTAGCTGCTATCGTATTGCCAGCTAACGGTGCAGGTAATGCAACAACATTGCCATACCGTGTTGTAGCTGTTGTTCCTGATACTGCTTACGCAAATGCGACTGGCACAATCTTCTATCCAGAAGTGCTCGTTAAGATCAACAACCCACAATTGACTGCCCTCACCGGCGTTGATTACGCAGCTTAAGGAGCTAATTAAATGGCTATTTCACGCGCACAACTATTAAAAGAGTTGCTCCCAGGTTTGAATGCATTGTTCGGACTTGAGTACGCTCGCTACGGTGAAGAACACAAAGAAATCTACGAAACAGAGACTTCTGAGCGTTCATTCGAAGAAGAAACAAAACTGTCAGGCTTCAGCGCTGCACCAGTCAAGAACGAAGGTTCAGCCATCGCTTACGACAATGCACAAGAAGCATGGACAGCACGCTACAACCACGAAACTATCGCTTTAGGCTTTAGCTTGACTGAAGAAGCAATCGAAGATAACCTCTACGATTCTTTGTCTGCTCGCTATACTAAGGCTTTGGCTCGTGCTATGGCTTACACCAAGCAAGTAAAAGCTGCTGCCGTATTAAACAACGGTTTTAGCTCTGCTTACACTGGTGGTGACGGCGTAGCTTTGTTCTCTGCTTCACACCCATTGGTTTCTGGTGGCACTAACAGCAACATCCCATCAACCCCAGCTGACTTGAACGAGACTTCTTTGGAAGCCGCTGTAATTCAAATCTCCTTGTGGACTGATGAACGTGGTCTGTTGATCGCTGCTAAACCTAAGAAATTGATCGTTCCTCCTTCACTCCAGTTCGTTGCAACTCGTTTGCTAGAAACTGAATTACGTGTTGGTACAAACGACAATGACATCAACGCACTCAAGAACAACGGTTCTGTTGCAGAAGGTTACACAATTAACCACTTCTTGACCGACACCAATGCTTGGTTCTTGACAACTGATGTTCCAAACGGTATGAAACACTTCGTTCGTACCCCATTAAGCCAGTCTATGGACGGCGACTTCGATACAGGTAACGTTCGTTACAAGTCTCGTGAGCGTTATTCATTCGGTTGGTCTGATCCCCTCGGTATGTACGGTTCCGCTGGAGCCTAATACCTTAAAGTCCACGACTTTAGACCCCGCTCAAAAGGCGGGGTTTTTCTTTTATTTACTTGCTTTTATTCGTATTTGTAGTAATATCAACTAAACCGGGAAACCGGCCTATTAAACTGTCCCGGCAGATAGCATACTAATTAATAGGCTTATCTTGTATGTAAGGACAATTTATTATGGCATTAGCAACTACCTCGTCGATCTGGCGTTCAACTGGTGGAGATCAAACTCGTACTGCAGCAGCAGGTTCTATGAGTATGCATATCCCTTTCTATATCGCTAACGTAGCTGTAACAGGCAACGTAGCAGTATCTTCAACTGCAGCTAATACAGCGGTTATTCTTCCTGCTGGCGCAGTAGTAACAAGCGTTCAAATTACTTCTGGCGCTACAGGTTCTGTAGACTTAGGCTTTACACCATTGTCTGGCGTAGGTCCTGGTCAAACAACAACTTTAGGTACAAAAGTTCCACAAGGTTTCTTGGCTAATGCAACTACTACTAGCCGTGTTTCTATCGGAGTTGGCGCTACAGGTGGCGGTGCTTCTTTGGGTAACATTGCAAACGCAACTAACTTAACAGTTGTTGTAGCTACAGCAAATACTGGTACTACTGGCGCTGTTAGCGGACTAATTAGCTACTTTGTTGCTGATCCTACATTTGGCGAAGAAAACGTTTAATTAATTTCCGGGGGCTTTGCCCCCACTTAAATCTTTAGGAGATTAATTATGACAATGCAATATGACGTAAAAGGGTCGCATAATAGCGGTTCTGGTTTTATGGTATCTGGGCGGGTTCGCCTTAAAAACTTAATCTATCTTGGTACTGGTACTGCTGGTAGCATTGATATTTTTGATACTACAATTGCCCCGGTAACTGCTACTTATGCTCGTTCTGGTTATACAGTTACAGTAACTTCTACGGCTCATGGACTATCTACAGGTCAAACTGTTGGTATTACTTTTGCTGCAGCATCTAGTATTTCTGCTACTGCTGGTAACTATGTAATTACTAAGCTTACTGCTGATACATTTACTATTACTGATATTAATACTGGCACTATTGCTGGTGGTACAGCTTGTAGTTATGTCTCAAATATTAGTAATACGGCAAACATACAATACCCAAACAAATGGCTAACTAGTTACAATACAGGCACTGCAGTTCAACCTTTCCAAGTTATTTTTTCTGGTGAAGGTATGTTGGTTAACAATGGTGTATATGCTTCTGTAACTAATATTTCTTGGCAAACAGTTCAATATGGCTAAGAAAAAAGGTGTTTCGCTTGCAGTTGGTCGTGGTGAAAAGTTGCCTGTATCTAAGGGCGCTGGGCTTACCGCCAAAGGTCGTGCTAAATATAATGCGGCTACTGGCTCGCATTTAAAAGCCCCACAACCGGAAGGTGGTCCACGCAAGAAGTCTTTTTGCGCCCGTATGTCTGGTATGCCTGGTCCTATGAAAGATGAAAACGGTAAACCAACTCGTAAAGCTGCTAGTCTAAAACGCTGGAAGTGTGGTACAAAATGAGCGATATTATTAACCCAATAGAGACCGCAAGAGAGTTAGCTACCCATGCTAACGATATTGAACACTTACAGGCTGACATGGACAAGCTAGTTAAAGATATGGAAGAAGTTAAGAAATGCTTAGCAGAAATCCAGCGTTTGTTGTCTGAAGACAAGGCAAGCAAAAAGACTATGCATACTGTAATTAACGTAGTGGCTGTTTTGTTTGGCGGTTTAATTGTTGCCCTTTTTGAGAAGTTTGTAAAGTAATGCCTAGCACATCTAAAAAACAGCATAATTTTATGGCGGCTATCGCTAAGAATCCTGCGTTTGCTAAGAAAGTTGGTATTAAACAAGCTGTTGGTGAAGAGTTTTTAAAAGCTGACAAAGGTCGTAAATTTGGTTTGGGTGGTAGCGCCACAATAACTCGTGGTGGCAAAGGTCAAATCAATAAGCAAGGGACTCGTGCGGGTAGCATTTACGGGGAACAAAAAGAAGTACCAAATGTTAATCTAAATAAGTACATCGGAAAGAAAGAAGGCGGTATGGCTAAAAGCGATATGAAAGAAGATATGAAGGCTGATATCAAACAAGATAAAGCCATCGTCAAAAAAGCATTTAAAATGCATGATGCACAAGAACACAAAGGCGGTAAAGGTACCGACTTGTCTAAACTTAGAAAAGGTGGTATGGCTATGAAAAAGATGGCAAAAGGCGGTGAAACAATGGGTCCACGTAATATGTCTCAGGACGTAGAAAAAGGCTCAAACAAGTTACTCAAGTTTGGTGAAAGCGCTGTTCAAAAGCGTGGTCACACTAAAGGTAAAAACTTGGGCGATGCTCAAATGGCTACAGTAGGTCCTAAAACCGTTAAGATGAAAAAAGGCGGCAAAGTTAAGCGCTATGATGAAGGCGGTGATATTGAGACGGAAACAATGCAAGGCAAAAACGAAGCTATTAAAGACGACACTCGTGCTCGTGCAATGGCTGCCCTAGAAAGCGGTAAGATGGACCGTGAAGTTGAAGCTCCAAAAGCTAAAGCTAAACCTTCATTTGCTTCTAAAGCTAAAAAAGCTGGATTTACTTCTGCTGAGACTGGCGGCGGTGCAGCGCTAATGACCCGCAAAATGGCTAAAGGTGGTTCTGCTTCTAGTCGTGCCGATGGTATTGCTCAAAAAGGTAAAACTCGTGGCACTATGATGTGCATGGGTGGCAGCGCTAAAGGCAAGAAGTAATGAGACCTAGTCGTGGTATGGGCGATATCGCCCCTTCTAAGATGGGTAAGAAAAAAATTATCCATCGTAAAGATAATCCAAACGACGTTGAGGTTTATAAAGAAGGTGGTAAGGTTTGGGAAAAAGCTAGACCAAAAGGTTTAGGTAAACCCAAAAAAATGGCTCCAGCTAAAAAAGCTGCTGCAAAAGCGATGGCTAAAAAAGCTGGTCGCCCTTACCCAAATCTAGTTGATAACATGAGAGCTGCAAGGAAGAAATAATGGCTGAAAAATGGATTCAAAAAGCAATTAAAAAACCTGGTGCTTTACGTAAAGAATTAGGCGCTAAAGCAGGTAAACCTATTCCGGCAGCAAAACTAGCTGCAGCCGCAAAAAAACCGGGCAAGATCGGTAAGCGAGCTAGGCTGGCGGAAACCCTTAAAGGACTGAAAAAGTGAATTGGGCTATCTGGCTACACTTGATTAAAGGCGTGTCGCTAGGGTTTGAAATAGTAGACGAAGACGACGAAAGTTTTTTTGTTATTGACTTATTAATTGTACGAATTGGAATAGTGTGGGAGCAAGCATGAAAAAATACATCATAAAAGCTTTGAAATGGGCGTTAAGCAAATTTGAAGATAAAGCTCCAAAGATTGAAGCATGGCCTTTTCCAGCCGAACTAACGCCAACAGTAAAAAAGAAACCAGTTCTTAAAAAAGCTACAACACGAACAAAGAAACCGGCAGTGGTGGCTAAAACCGCCCGCACAAAGAAAGCTAAGTAATGGCAACTACGCCCGCAACTTCTGGATTAAGCGCATTTAATCTAAACCTTAATGACCTTGTAGAAGAGGCATTTGAGCGTTGTGGGAAAGAGCTGCGTACTGGTTATGACTTACGTACAGCGCGGCGTAGCCTCAACCTACTTACTATTGAGTGGGCAAATCGTGGTATTAACCTGTGGACTATAGAGCAGGGACAGATTGTAATGAATACGGGTCAGGCTATTTACCCTATTCCTGTAGATACTATTGACCTATTAGATACCGTTGTCCGTACCAATAATGGTGAAGGCAACAACCAGATTGATATTAATATCACCCGAATTTCAGAGTCTACATACCTAACAATTCCTAACAAGAACGCTAATGGTCGCCCTATTCAGGTCTATGTAAACCGCCAATCAGGTAATATTTCTGAACTTCCTGCTACTACTTTGGCTACGGGATACCCCATATCTGCTACCGATACTACAATAACCCTTACAGACGTGTCTAAGCTTTCTACACAAGGGTTTGTTAAGATTGATAATGAGGTTATTGGATATCAAAATATTGTCGGAAATCAGATTCTGAACGCTTGGCGCGGTCAAAACGGTACAACTGCAGCAAGTCATGCGGCTTTGGCTTCGGTATTTGTAAACAACTTACCTTGCATTAACGTCTGGCCTACCCCTAATTCTCCGGGTAATCAGTATACGTTTGTGTACTACCGTCTGCGCCGTATGCAGGATGCTGGTAACGGTGTAAATATTCAAGACATTCCATTCCGTCTAGTAACCGCTATGGTAGCTGGATTGGCTTATAATTTAAGTATGAAGCTACAAGGTGTAGATCCAATGCGTATTGCGGCTCTTAAGGCTGACTATGAACAACAATACCAGCTTGCTGCAGAGGAAGATAGAGAGAAAGCCGCTATTAGATTTGTACCTCGAGTAATGTTTTATTAAGGTGAATCATGCCTAGTAAATACGCTTCAGGTAAATATGCAATTGCTGAATGCGACAGATGTGCGCAGCGGTATATGCTTAAGGAATTAAAGAAAGAGGTCATTAAGACTCATTTGTTTCAAATTAAAGTTTGTCCGTCTTGCTGGGATCCAGATCAACCTCAGTTATCATTAGGTCTATATCCTGTTAACGACCCACAAGCAGTACGGGAACCTAGGCGTGATGTGAGTTATTTGCAGTCTGGTAACAACGGAGTTCAGACAAATGTGAATGGCGGAACGACACAATCTGGTTTTGGTACGCCAGAATTAGGTAGTAGAATTTTTCAATGGGGGTGGAACCCTGTTGGTGGTGCAAGTAGTTTTGATACAGTTTTAACGCCAAATTACTTGATTGCAGTAGGACAAACAGGTACAGTAACAATATCCACAACTTAGGAGTTTATTATGGGATACAAAACAGCGGCTGATGGCGTTACCAAAACAGGTAAAACTAAAGGCAAAAATTTAGGCGATTCCGGTCCAACAATCGGTATTGAAGGCGGCAAGGGTTCAAAAGGCGCTCGCACCGTTACTTCAGAAGCTATGAAAAAAGTAGGTCGTAACTTGGCTCGTGCCCACAATCAGGAGTAATCATGGCTAAAAATAACAAACCAGCTGACTTTTATGTAGGGTTCCAATACCCTGCTGGCGGCGGCAATGACATCGGTGTTTACAAGCAACCACAACCAAACACAACTAGCGCAAAAGAAGACGTTATTCAAAAACCAGGTAATGGTATGGATGACTTAAATGTTTCTCTTGCTGGCGCTGGCAAACGTAACTACACCAAAGAAAACAAAAACGGTGAACTTACTATGCGTGGTTATGGCGCTGCTACTAAAGGCATCAAGACTCGTGGACCGATGGCCTAATGAATTACGAAACGTTATATAACTCGATTCAAGCTTACGCTGAAAACACAGAAGCACTGTTTGTAGCGAATATTCCTGTTTTTATACAGGAAGCTGAAGACCGTATATATAACTCAGTAAATCTTCCATCATTACGTAAAAACGTTACCGGTACTTTAACTGCTGGTAATCAGTATCTTTCTTTACCTACGGATTGGCTCGCTAACTATTCTTTAGCGGTTATTGATGCAAATAATAACTACCAATATCTTTTAAACAAAGACGTTAACTTTTTACGTGAAGCATTTCCATCAGTTGTTTATACAAGCCCTACATATCAAGGCACACCGGGCGGAGTTCCACAGTACTACGCATTATTTGGTTCCCAGTTATCAAATGTTAATGAAATGACTTTGATGTTAGCTCCAACACCAGATGATAACTACACAGTAGAGATGCATTATTTTTACTACCCACCTACTATTGTTCAAGGGCAAATTGCTACTTTGGGTACTATCAGTGCTGGTACGCTATATACCAATGGTGTATATCAAAACGTAGCTTTAACTGGAGGTTCAGGTGCAAACGCAACTGCTGATATCGTTGTTTCCGGGGGTGCTGTTACAAGCTGCTCCCTTAAGTTTGGTGGTAATTTTTATGTCATGGGAGATATTTTATCCTGTAGCTCTCTTGGTTCTACTGGTACTGGCTTTTCTGTTCCAGTAGCTTCTGTATCTAATGCATTGGGTACAAGCTGGCTTGGCGATAATTATGACCCAGTTTTGTTTTACGGCGCTATGCGTGAAGCTATGCTCTTTATGAAGGGCGAACAAGATTTAATTGGCTACTATGAATCTAAGTACCAAGAAGCTTTAGCGCAACTTAAACGCCTTGGTGATGGTCTGGATCGTGGTGATTTCTACAGAGATGGACAAACCAAACTTGATATTAGCGGAGCTAGACCCTAATGGCTTTAACTCAAGGTTTAACCACCACGTTCAAACAAAATTGCTTGTCTGGCTTAGAGAACTTTGCCGTTGGTACCCCGTATACTTACAAGGTTGCTTTATATAGCTCAACTGCTAATCTATCAAACTACACAACTACCTATACTACAGACGGTGAGATTACGGGTACTGGGTATACAGCGGGGGGTAAAGTTCTAACAGTTATTCCTCCAGCAGCAAACACTACATCAAATACTGCTTATGTCTCTTTTGCTAATGTAACTTGGGATCCCGCTTCTTTCACTTGTGGTGGGGCTTTAATATACAATAGCACTACTGGAGCATCGGTATGCGTATTAAGTTTTGGATCAAATAAAACCGCAGCAAACACATTTACAATAACCTTTCCGGCAGATACCGCATCAGATGCCGTTATTAGATTTAGTTAGGAGCAATTATGCATAAAGAAACTGGAAGCTGTGGTGATTACGCCGTAGCGACTTTACAAACAAACGCAAACATACCTGAAGGTATGGGTATTGAAGGCCACTACCACGTAGAATGCCGTGATGCTCAAGGTAACTTAAAATGGACTGAAGAGTTTCCTAACTTAGTAGTTCAGGGTGGTAAGCAGTTGATGCTTGATACTTTGCTACGTACATCTGGTACATATACAACTGTTGGACCTTTCTTAGGTTTGACTAACGCTTCTTTAACTCCAGCAGCTACTGATACTATGACTACTTTAGTCGGTGGTGGTAAAGAGTTTACAGCCTACACAGTTGGTGGTTCTGCAGTTCGTGGTACAGCAGTATTTGGTGCTTCTACTTCTTCTGGCTCTACACCATCTAACGTAACTACTTCAACAGCAACAGCTATTACCTACACAATTACAGGTTCTGGCGGTACTATTTATGGTTGCTTCTTGGTTACAGGTTCTGGCGCAGTAAGTACTCAAAGCTCTACTGCAGGTACTTTGTATTCTGAAGGTAACTTCTCTACTGCTAAAACTACGACTGCTGGCGATACTGTAAGCGTTACATATTCAACAACTGCTACAAGCTAAGGAGTCCTAAATGGCTCTGGTGTTAGCTGATCGTGTCCAAGAGACTACGACTACTACTGGTACGGGTTCTGTCACGCTCCTTGGAGCGGTTACTGGGTATCAGACTTTTGCCGTCATCGGCAACGGTAACACAACCTTCTATACCATCGCAGACCAAGGTGGTGCAAATTGGGAGGTTGGTCTTGGCACGTACTCAACTACCGGTCCTACTCTTGCTCGTACTACTGTCCTTGCTTCTTCTAATAGTGGTAGTCTGGTTAATTTTGGTTCTGGTACCAAAGCTGTTTTTGTTACTTACCCCTCTGAAAAGTCTGTAAACTTAGATGCATCTGGTAATGTTAGCGCTCTTGGGAATGTTACTTCAGGCACTTGGCAAGGAAGCGTTGTTCAAACCTCTTATGGCGGTACTGGCGTTACTACTTCTAGTGGTGCTAATAGTAACGTCTTACGTGACGCTAATTCCAACATAGTAGTAAATAACATACTAAATGGATACACCAATATTACTGCCGCAGGCGGTACAACTGTTTTAACTGCAGCTTCTACATACTACCAAAAAATTAGCGGGTCAACAACCCAAACAATTCAGTTACCTGTTGGCACAACTATGGCTAACGGTCAAGCTTTTGTTTTTGATAACGACTCTAGCGGTGCAGTAACTATTGTTGATAACGCTTCTACTACGATTGATACTGTCCCTTCTGGTGGTTATTCTTATCTGTTTGTTGAAGATAACTCTACATCTGCCGGTTCTTGGGGTAAGTACGCTTTGCTTCCAGCAAGCTATGACTTTAGTACTACTTCAGCAAACTTTGGTGGCGCAGTAATATCGAACACAACTTACCAAGGTACAGCGGTTGCTTCTGGTTACGGTGGTACAGGTTTAACTACATTTACTGCGGCTAACAACGCCTTGTATTCCACGTCTTCTTCTGCTTTGGCTGCCGGTACTTTACCTGTCGCTGCTGGTGGTACTGGATCTACAACTTTAACCGTTAATAACGTATTACTTGGTAATGGTACTTCTGCATTACAAGTTGTGGCTCCGGGTACTTCTGGCAATATCTTAACTTCTAACGGAACGACTTGGACTTCTTCTGCTCCCGCTACCCCTGCCGCTGCTGGTTCAAATACACAAGTTCAATACAATAATTCTGGCTCTCTCGGTGCTTCATCTAGCTTTACTTGGACTAGTGGAACGGGTGCATTACGTTCTCCAGAATTTGAAGCATCTAATGGTTTAGTGGTAAATAATATGACTGTTGGTACAAGCTATTCTATTCCATCTGGTTATTCAGCTAGTTCGGTTGGACCTGTTACAGTATCTAGCGGTGTAGCCGTTACGATTCCTTCTGGTAGTCGTTGGGTAGTTCTGTAATGTTTGGTTTATCTACCTTTGCACAATCTCCATTTGCTTCTTTGGGCGGTGCGTACTATCCTGTTTCTTTAACAGAAAATGTTGGAATGGCTGATACAAATAGTCAGTCATGGTCTTTTTTACAAAGTATTACAGAACCCGTCACGATGACGGATAACAACTCAGAAGCAACTATTTTTGTGTTTGGGCAGGTTGAAGGGTTTAGCTCTAGTGATTCATCAACTCAAACTTCTACTTTTTTACAAAACCTAACTGAGAATTTTAGCCCTGCAGATAACCCCACAATAGCCGCTCAGTTTGCTGTTAGTAGGACAGAAAACTTTAACCCAGACGATTCTAGCGCCCAGTATTTTGCCGCTTTAGAAACCCGTACAGAACCAATAATTGCGGTGTTGGATTCAAGCACCCAATCTTCTGCGTTCAACCAAACCCAAACCGAACCATTTACTTCTGCTGAAACTGAAGTTATAACTGCTCAGTTCCAAACTAGTATTACAGAACCTCTTACAAGTGCAGACATTATTTCTTTTGCCGCTCAGTTTGCTGCAAGTATTTCTGAAAATGCAACGCTGGCTGATATAGAATCTATTTCTAATGCGTTTTTATTAAGTATTACCGAAAATGCTGGGCTGGCTGATGCCTATGTGGTATCTCAAGGTTTGACTCTTAGCATCACAGAAAGCCTTACTTCTGGTAGCGTTGAGTCTATTAAAGCAGGGTTTGTTGCGGCAGTAACGGAAAATATTGTGGCTTTAGATGCCTTAATTGTGCGTGGTTGGGTTAAAATTAACGACAATCAAACGGCTAACTGGAACAATATTAATAATGCTGGGGGCGGTTCTTGGTCTACAATAAATGATACCCAAAACCCCGGTTGGACCCAAATTGATGATTTTCAAGGGTAATTTATGACAAGTGCATATACAACTAATTTAAAAATACAACAGATTGGTAATGGTGAACAATCTGGTGTTTGGGGTACTACGACCAATACAAACTGGACGTTGATAGAACAGGCAGTAGCTGGGGTTGTAACCATTAATATGGGAAATGCCGACTACACCCTGACTAATCTAAACGGGGTTTCAGACGAGGCTCGCAACATGGCTATTGTTGCAACAGGTACAAATTCAGCAATTCGTAAAATAGTAGCCCCCCTAAACCAAACTAAGTTATATATAGTTTCGAACCAAACTACAGGTGGATATGCAATTACTATTGGCGCTTCTACAGGTTCTATTGTTACTATCCCAAACGGCGTTACCGCCCAAGTATATTCTGATGGCACAAATTTTTATTCTGCCCAAACTGGCTCGGCTGGTGACTTTAATGTAAACGGAACTTTAACTGCTTCTGGTATTGCTGACGTTGGTAATTTGACGGTTTCAGGTACTATGGGAGTTACTGGAAATGCAACAGTTGGTGGTACTTTAGGGGTTACTGGGGCAGCTACATTTGCTTCTGATTCTGCTTTTACTTCTACAGGTGCTTTGACCATTCCTGATGGTTCAACTGCACAAAGACCCGGTACACCCACAGCCGGTATGATTCGTTTTAACAATACTGTACCTACTACTTTTGAAGGTTATGATGGTGTAAAATGGGGCAGTATTGGTGGCGGTGCTTCTGGTGGTGGGGTTGTTTACGAGAATGCTCAAAATCTTACTACTAATTACACTATGACAACGGGTTATAACGGTGAGTCTGTTGGGCCAATTACTATTGATTCTGGCGTGACTGTTACTATTCCTAGCGGCAGCCGCTGGGTAATTTTTTAAGGATATACAAACATGAGTTCAGTCGTAATTTCAGGCGATTCAAGCGGAACAATAACGTTAGCTGCCCCAAGCGTAGCTGGTACAAACACAATTACGCTACCTGCTTCCACAGGTACAGTTGCTTTAACTTCACAATTACCATACTCAATTGATTATTTACTTATAGCTGGCGGCGCTTCTGGTGCTTCTGGATGGTCTAATACTACTGCTTGTCAAGGTGGCGGCGGTGCTGGCGGTTATATAGCTTCAACGTTTGTAGCAGCTCCTGGTAATACATTAACAATAACTATTGGTGCTGGTGGTGCAGCCGTACAAAATGGTAGTTCATCACAAAACGGTAATAACGGTTCAAACTCTACAGTAACTGGACTTGTCACTGCTACAGCTATTGGTGGTGGAGGCGGAGGTAATGCTAATACTCCATCAAGCGGTAATAGCGGTGGATCGGGTGGTGGTGCTTCTGGTGGCTCTGGAACTACATTTGGTGCAGGAACTGCTGGTCAAGGAAACCCTGGCGGTGCAGCTGCTACTAATACTTATGCTGGAGGCGGTGGCGGTGCAGGAGCTTCGGGCGGTAACGGAGGTCCTAGTGCATCAGGTAACGGTGGTGCTGGATCTACTTGGCTAAATGGAACCACATACGCTGGAGGCGGTGGCGGTGGTGGCGGATCAGGCGAACCAGCTGGTTCTGGCGGTTCTGGTGGTGGTGGTGCAGGTGGTGCTTATCAAGCAAATGGTACAAATGCAACTGCTAACACAGGTAGTGGTGGTGGTGCTTCTGGAGATGGTAACGGACAAGTAAACGTAATTTCTGGTGCTGGTGGTTCTGGAGTTGCAATTATTCGTTATCAGTCATCTGTACAAAAAGGTAGCGGAGGCACGGTTACTTCTTCTGGTGGATATTATTACCATACATTTACAACTTCTGGGACATATACAGCATGAGTCATTTCGCTAAAGTTTTAGATGGTAAGGTAACTCAAGTTATAGTTGCCGAACCTGAGTTTTTTGAAACCTTTATAGATTCAAGTCCGGGCACTTGGATTCAAACATCTTATAACACATTAGGAAATCAACACCCAGAGGGTAGACCTTTACGTGGAAATTTTGCTAGTGTTGGATATACATACGATTCTACACATGATGTATTTTACGCCCCACAACGATATCCATCTTGGGTATTAAATCAAACTACATGGCAATGGGAAGCACCAACTCCATACCCAACAGATGGTAAAAAGTATGATTGGGATGAACCTAGCTTAAGCTGGAAGGAAGTTAAATAATGGCCTACGGAACAATCAATGCCGATGTAATCGGAACAAGCGTAGCTGGTAGCAACATCGGAGCTGGTAATGCTTCTATTATGAAGAATCGCATTATTAATGGTGCGATGGTTATTGACCAAAGAAATGCTGGTGCTAGTGTTACTGCAACTACAACTGGTGCATGGGTATATACATTAGATAGATGGGCTTATTTGGTTGCCAATGCTTCTAAAATTAGTATTCAACAAAATGCTGGTTCGGTTGCAACTCCAGCAGGATTTAGTAAATATTTAGGCGTTACTTCTTTGGCGGCTACAACTGTTGGTGCTAATGAATATTACATGATTCGCCAACCAATAGAAGGTTTTAATACTGCCGACTTAAATTGGGGAACTGCCAATGCCAAAACTGTTACTTTGTCGTTTCAAATTTATTCAAGCATAACTGGCACTTTTGGTGGTTCTTTAGCTAATTCTGCTGGAAATAGAAGTTATCCTTTTAGCTACACAGTTTCTTCTGCTAATACTTGGACACCAATTTCAATTACCATTGCTGGTGATACTACTGGTACTTGGATTGGTGCTACTAATGGTGTTGGCATGAATGTCTATTTTAGTTTAGGCATGGGTTCTGTTTATACAACAACTGCTAATGCTTGGGCTGGTGGTGAATATTATTCATTTACTGGTGCTACAAACACAGTAGGAACAAACGGTGCAACTTTCTACATTACTGGTGTTCAACTAGAAGTAGGAAGTAGTGCTACTGGATTTGAGTATCGTCAGTATGGTCAAGAGTTAGCATTGTGTCAGCGGTATTATTTTAGAAATGGTGGCTCAAATCAATATGTAAGGATTGGAACAGGGCCAGCAAATACAACAACAGCGGCTTTAATTACCGTGTTTATGCAAAATGCAATGAGAACTCAACCTTCTGCCGTAACTCAAACTGGCACATTTGGTATTTGGGCTGGTGCAACAGTATTTTCAGTATCAAGTTTATCAATAGACACAACTTCTACAAGCCCATACACAACAGTCCTTAATTGCGTTACTTCAGGATTATCTACTGGAACAACATATCAATTAATTGGAAACAACGATGGCACAGCAGCAATCGGTTTATCTGCGGAGTTATAAAATGTATAAATTACTTACAGTTACAGGTATGTTTGGAGATACACAACATCATATTATTCGTGATGATGGCAATGGTTCTTTTACAACATTTCCA